CAAATTTTGTAAATGCTGAACTATAATAATCTACAGTATTAGGATCTACTACAACACCGCCAGCACCCAATCTGTCATCTAATTGTTGAATTTTATTTTTTGCAACTTTAATTTTTTCTACAATAACATTTTCAGGATCATTTATTGATGGCAAGATAGCGTTGAAACTTGCTTCTTCTAAAGGACCAACTTGTGCACCCCTTAATGCAGCAATAGCTTCTTTTCTAAATGTTTCTAGTTTTGTGTTGAAGTTTGCAGCTTTAGCATTAAATCCAAGTGCTGCTGTTGCTTTTGCAATACGACCAGCTACAGGACCTGAATCTGCACCTTCTTGAATATCTTTTAAAATATCATCAGCTGCACTTAATGTAGTATATCTTTTTCCAGCTTTTTCTCTTTCACCAAAAGTAGGTTTATCTTTAATATCAACTACTTCTCCATCTTTTACTTTTACAATTAATCTATCTTTTACATTATATCCAAGAGATGCTTTTTCAGCATCAGTTGCAGCTCTAATACTTTCTGTACTTTTTTTATTTTTTTGTTTTTCTTCTTGTATTGATATTAATGTAGCTGGTAATTTTTCTGCTCCTTGACCCACTGCTCTAAGCACACCACTCAATGCGCTTTCACCTTGTCTTTGTGTTGACTGTAATAAAGGCGCAGCAAAGGTTGCTGCAATTATAGCTTTCTCTCTAGATGACATACCGCCTTCTTGAAAATGTTGTATATTAGCAATACCACCTTTATTAAATGCTTTAGGCTTATGTATTTTAAAATATCTATCTCTAAACATTTTTCTTGTTAATACTTTTTCCATATTACCTCGGCTGCATTAGATTGTATGTTGAGTAAGCACCTAATCCTGCACCAAGAGCTTGTCCAAAAGGATTAGCACCGGGAGCCGTGGATGAAGTAATTGTACTCTGTGTTGTAGGTAAGTTAGTCATTATACCTTTTAAGAATTCAATTCTTTGGTATGGTTCATATGCTCTTTGTAAAGCAGTTTGTCTTTGAGCTTCAAGTTGTTGCTGACCAATACCTCTCTGTAAAGCACCAGCTTGCATCTGAGCTTGAATATCAGCAAGACTCATTGCTTGTTGTTGCTGCCCCATTCTTCCTAAAGCTTGGCCCGCAGCAAGTTGAGTTCCACTTACTAAATTTTGTTGTTGTTGTGCTGCACCTAATGCAGTTTGAAATCCTTGTGCTTGAGCCTGACCAATCTGAGAAAGTCTAGCTCTTTCTAATTCTGCTTGAGCTATACCTTGTCTTCCACCACCAAATGCACCAGAAGCAACCGCTTGTGCACCTAATTGATTTTGTGCCATTGCAGATTGTCTGTTTATTTCATCAGTAACATAAGATTGATATGGATTAAAAAATTGTGAAATATTTGGTCCAGCTGCAGCAGTTTGTTGTGCACCTATTAATGATCCAATACCAGCTCCAACTGTTGGAGCACCCACTCCTGTTTGACCAGCTTGTCTAATTGCAGCTTGTTCAATTCCAGATATTGGTGCTACTTGTATAGTAGGTAAATTTACAGGACTTGATGCTAATTGTGCAGCTTGATCATAGAGACTTAGTTTTCGTGCTTCTACTTCTGGTGCTTCTCTTTGAGTTACTGTTGATGATCCAGTTGATGCAGGAGCACTTGATCCCCCTCCTCCGAAAATAAAACTCATTATTTAATCTCCTTAGTATATAAATATCTTTTTACATCCCAACCTTTTGTTTTTAAAAAAGGTTGCCATCCAGGTCTTGCATGTACAGCAATTTTTTTACATCCATTTATTCTAGCTACTTTTTCAATTGTATCAGCTAATTCATCTTGCCATAGATGTCTCTTTTCACCTTTTAATAGTATTACTTCACATTGTGAATAATTTGGTAAAGGCATAATTCTCAAAACACAAACTCCAAATACTTTGTATTGAACACCATCATCAGATCCAAACATCATATATAATCCTGCTTTATCATTTTTTATATATTCTTTTAATTCATTAATTGACATTGGATCACCGTCATATTTTAATCCCTCTCTCAACATGAATTCACAAAGATTCCAATATTGATCTAAGATTTTTGGGTAAATCTCTAAAACTTCAACCCCTTTATTAATTTTCTTTATTGCTTCCATTTGTTATATCGTAAATTCTTTTTAATTGTTTTTGTTGATTATAAAAAAAATCGGCACCAGCTTTTCTCATACCCTTAAAGTTTTTTGGATCTGCACCTGATAAAATACCAGCTCCTAATACAGCATCAGCTCTTGATACAAACTCTCCATCAGCTAGTTGAGCTAGCATAGTGTCTTCGTCTTTGTCACCAGCACCAGCTCCATCCTCAACATATCCAGTTGCTCTAACATAATTGTTTACATCATTTTCATTATGATCAATTTTAGATGGTAAATAATTAACACCTCCTTGGTTGTATTTTGGTAACATAGTTGCTAGTCCACCTTGATTAGCATAGAACATATTTGATCCTGTCACTTCAGCCATTGTTGGTTTTGCAGTGGCTGTATCAACTGGTTTAAAACCACCTTTTAATTTTTCTGATTGTTCTTTGTAGGCTTGTTTATAATCTTCTTCTGTAAACTGTGGTTTCACTCCCTCTTCATCTCCTGCTAGTAAAGGCAATATTGTGGAAGCTGCAATTAATTTTGTTCCTGTATCTGCTCCTAAAATTCCTGAACCTTTTACTGCTGGTGCAGCTTCTTGTATTACTTTTCCTGTTGAATCTTTAATAATTTCTTTTTCAGCAACACCTTTTTGACCTATTATTTTTTTTAAAAAATTAGAATCACCCATTCCAGGAATACTACTGAAAGGAGAACCTCTTCCTATTGTGCCTAAAAATCCTTGTCCTCCTTGTGCAGCTGCACCAAAAGCTCCAGCTTTTGAAAGTGCTCCTAAACCAAAAGCTGATCCTCCCAAAAGGGCAGCATCTTTAAGTGCTGATCTAGTTGATTTTCCTCTAAGTTTCTGTACGCCAAATGTGGCTAATGCAAGTGTAAATGGATCCATATACTATTTTCCCTAATAATAGCATATATTACCATTTTATTTACGTGCTATCAACTCATCGTAAAACTTGCCTTGATATTGGTGTTCTCCCACATGGACTATAGCATCATTTACAAACGCATAACATTTACCACCTATGTCTCTCCATAATTTACAGAAAGCAAAGTCTTCTCCATTATACGTCTTTTCTTTAGGGTCATGTAATGTATCAAAGAAATTCCACATGTTTGGCTTGTTTACATATTTACCATTGATAACAGTTTTTTGAACTATCTCTTTATCTGGATATTTCTCAATCATTTTTTCTATCACTTCTCTTTTAATAAGCATACACCCAGTTGGTGAATCAGTTACCTCCATAACACCTTTATTTAAATTAATATTATTTACATCAGGCACTTTCATAGGGTAAGTATGCAAAGCTCGTCTAATATCATCTGCAGATTTAATTCTTCCCTCTTGCATTTTTTGAAATGCTTTATCCCACATCAAAGTTTTTAGAGGATAGGGTACAGATATAATTTCTTTATCTGCTTTTAACATAGAGAAAATTGATTTACCTTGAAAGTAAATATCGGAGTCAATAAATAGTAAGTGTGTAGCTTTAGACTCTAAAAAACCAGCTACTGATAAGTTTCTTCCTTGAGTAACTAAAGATGATTTAATCAAATGAAAAGATACTTTTAATTTTTCTTTAAAACACATTTTTTGAAATTCAATTAAAGCTTGAGTATAATGTATTGAAACTTCACTATGTACTGGTGTTGCAACAAAAATTTCTAAATCTTTGTATTGATCTTTATTTTCTTTCCACAAAGCTTCTGTTGCTTTTTCATAATTAGATTGTGGTTCAATATTTACCTCATGTAATGTTTGATATGTATCTTCGTTTATATATTTATTGCTTGACACTTACAGCTCCTTTCAAAAAATTATTCCATTCGATAGCCTTTTTATCCCAACTATAGAATTTTTTATAGTATTTTTGTTGTTCATCTAAATGGTTTTGTATTACATCTGTATGTAAATACTCAGCTGCTGTATCAATTGCACTTGCCACTGAAACAGCTAACATTTTTAAATTACCAGTATAATTTACATACACAGGCCATTCTGCACATGTTTCAGGTAAGGCTCCGAAATTTGTTGTTATAACATGAAGTCCAGCTGACAAAGCTTCTAAAGCTGATGCACAAAATGTTTCTTCAAAAATAGAAGGATAGACAAATAAATCATAGTCTGTTAGATGCTCTAAAATATATTCATTTGGCTTGTAACCAATATAATTTACATTTGGTAATTTTCTTGCTTGATCAAATAAATTTTTAGTATCATTATTTACTCTACTAGCAAACTCAGTGCCATAAACTTCATTAGAACTATAAACATCCAATGAAACATTTTTATTCTGAACATATTGCATTGCTAACAATAATACATTTAATCCCCTCCAAGGAGTACAATGATGCATTATTCTTATTGGCTCACCCTTTTTATAAATTTTTCTTTGAGGAAAATGATGTGCTCCGTTTTTTATCACCATAGATTTATCTTCGGGTATTTGAAAAAAATATCTAAATTTTTCATAACACCAATGTGAATTGAATACATACCAATCGTATTCATTATGTCTACTTTTGTCTTGAAAAAAACTTTGTAAGTTAGGTTGATCCCAAGAATTCTTTTGCCAAAGAATATTTATTTTATTAGGATCTAAAGGAACCTTTCCTGGTATAGATGTACATATTTGAAATTTATCTAAAAGTTCTTTAGATACATATTTCTCCAATAGCTCATGTTGTATTTCTGTTGCGCCTCTAGGTTTCATAATTTACTTTCCTATATTTATTATAATTTTCTTCAGATGTAATTAAAAAAAATGGTTGCACCCATCTTTCCTCTACTAATTGATCAGTTGGAGTGCTATGGGGTTGCGATGCATTATAGTAAACACATCTATTTAATTTAGACCCTATTATAGCTGTGGGTTCATAATGATCCTTATGATCATAAATAGATGTTCCATCTCTTAATGAATTGGAATTAAAATATATTATTCCAGCATAGTCAAAAAAAGAATCATCCACATGAGGTCTTTCTTTTTTATATATAGAAGATCTTTTAAGTTCTTCTAGTTTTATTTTTCTAAAAAAAGAATTAAAATGTAGAATTTTTAAATTGGTCTTTTTTTCAAAAGTATTTTTAAATATGTCATAAGGTCCATGACAATTATCTATTTTTTTTAAACTTGCACTTTCATAACAAGGATAACCATGAAGTCTTTCTGATATAGGCCAATGCTTAGATTGATAAGTGCTTTCAAATATCATGTTTTGAAAACAAAGAGTCATTAAACCTAATTGGTTTTCTTCATAAAAATTGTCAATGAAACTAAACATTACTTTTTTGTAAAAGCACCTAATGCATCCACTCTTGTAACTTTAATTTCTAAGTCCTGTCTAAAATCATCCACAGTAGTATCAGTATTGGGATCAGCAACATCAGCATCAAAATCAGCTTTGCTATCATATATTTTTCCTGTTCTTTTATTTTTAATGACCTCTTTTGCTTCTGCTGGTATCTTTGGTAAATCTTTCATTGTCTTCTCCCTTGTCTATTGTAAGGTTTATAGTCTCTTTTTTCACTTTTAGAAAGCGTTTTCTTATGACGCCTTGGACGCTTACGAGGTTTCGGTCTAGGTACGAAATGTGTAAATTTTTGTTTAGCCATTTTTATACCAAGCTAATATAACAAATCTTTCTCCATCTTCAAGTTTAGTTACCTTATGTTTTTTATAAGATTTAAATATGCAAATTTTTCCTACGTTTGGTTTAATTTTATAATCTTCAACATGTGTTATTCCACCTTTATAATCTTCATTTAAATAAGTTATAGTAGTTGTATCATAGAATTCTGTATCATCATGCCAATCGTGATACTCTCCAATAGGCCAAAAAATTAATTGTAAATGATCCAAATTATCTAAAGGTAAAAGTTTTTTATATTTATTAATTACAGTATTTATTAATTTATTTTCATCATGCAGAAATAAATTTATAAAATATCTATTTTTGAATTTTGTAAAATCTTTACTTTTTTTAAAAAATGTAATTAAACTTTGGCAATCATCTTTCGAAATAAAATTTTCTATTTCAATCATTAACCATTTTCTTGAGATCTATCTATCTGTGCGTAACTAATTGCTCCTTGAATTGTATTGCTTCCTGTAGCTGCTTGCACTGTTATCGAATCACCTGCCTCTAAGTTCAACCCTTGAGGAGTAGCATTCACTTGTGATTTTGCAGCTAAATCATTTCTAAAAAATTCGTATTCTGTGCTTGAGTCAGACGAATCAACTAGATTCATATTTACTAACACAGCTGATGATCCATCGTTGTTTGCACAATAAACGCTTTTAACTATACATGTTGCATCACTAGGACATGTAAATACTGTAGTCTTTCCAGTGCTAGCTTGTTTGAAACCTTGATTTTTATATTGTATGGTCATGATAAAAAATAATTAAAAGCATCTTGTTCGTTTTTTAATTCTTGTTGATAAGAAGTGTTTAACTTATCTTGCATCGTTCGTAAAGACTGAGTTACTTGTCTTTGATTTTCCTCAGTATAAATAGGTGTTGGTTCAGGAATTACTATATCAACTCTAGCCATTATCTCATACCATCAGGTTGTACATCTGCTCTAAAGGTTCCAAATCTCCAATTTTGTTCTGTTGAAGTATTTGCTATTTTTAAACTAGCAAACCTTCCTCTTGCTCTTGTATCCACTTTCTGTGTTGAACCTGAAACTGTAAAAGGTCCTAAAGGAGATGAAGCTTCGGTATCACTAGGAAAATTTCTTAATAAAATTGTTACTTGAGCATTTCCTTGAATAGTTTTAAAATCTGGAACAAACCTTCTCATACTCATAAATACTTGTGCATTTCCCTCTACGTTTAAACTAAAGTCTCCTGATTCTATAAAAGCTGGTATTGCAGTCTTGTTACCAGCTGTATCAACTTGATCAACACCTACTTCATGTGCATAATATTTTGTTGATCCATTTATATTTGTTACACCTTGAACCGTGGGAAAACTTCCTACACCCGTTGAGGTAAATTCTGTAGCATAAGGATTATCGTAAAGATTAGCGTCTGCCCATGTTGTTCTAGATAATGATCCTGTCACCCATGTTCCATCTTGATAATTGAAACAAACATATCTGTCATTAAAATCAGAACCACTTTTTGGATAGTACCAACATATCTCTTCATATAGATGATTTAATCCTGCATAAACTGATTCACCATTACTATAATTTATTCCTAAATTGTTACCGTTTTTTGTAGTAAAAACAAAATCTTCAACAGCACAAGGAAGTGATTTGACTGTACCATCAAAAACAAAAAAACCACCAGACTCACCCATCCAATAAACTGCACCATTTACATATTTCATAGCATGTTGACCAATACATCCACAGTTAGATCCAACTTGTCTAATAGAGAAAGTAAACGGTGGTCCTACAAACTGCATTACATAAGCAGCATTATCTGTTAATATGAAAGTATAATCTTTACCCTTTATAGCTCCAACAATTTTTGTTCCTGAGTCTAATCTAAATGTACCAGCTGTGTTTACAGAGGTTGGAGTGTAGTCACTTATATCTTCTTGATCTGAAAATCTAATAAACATTTTATCTTGTGTTGCTTGATCTCCAATTGTTGTTTCGGTTCCAAGCATTACTAAATGTCTATCTCTGTCAGAAACTAATGACATTACTGATTTAGTCGGTGCATTTGAAATAACTGTAGCTCTAGTATTTAAAGCATTTGAGTTTGAATTAATTGGATTCCATGAAAAAGACTTTCCATTTTTTATTGTAGCAATTAATTGCTCTCCAAAATTATCTAAAGACCATGATGCTGGATCTGTTGTTAATGTTTGAGATAATGATTCTATACCCCAACCAGTAAAAACTTCAACTCCAGCTCCGCTTGAGTGAGCAGATCTTGTACCAGCTGCAGCTCTTGTAATTCCAGTAAGATCATTTGATGAAACGCCTGTATAAGAAATAAATTCTGCTCCAACTTTTATTGTTCCTGTGGATGGAAATCCTGTAGTGGATGCAAGCGTTATCGAAGTACCAACTCCTCCAGTTCCTGCAGTGTCATCTAACAAAGCTCCATTTAATGTACTAAATACTTGTTGGCCACCACCCCAAAGTCCAGTTCCCCATCCAAATCCAAATGTTGAACCTAAAGCTCCTGGTTTTATGTAAGGAGTGACTGTTGCAGATCCAGAGCCGTTAACCGTGGTTCCAGCTGCACTAGCCATGGTTATAGTAAATGTGTCACTACCGGGAACAGTAACAACTTGAAAAGGATTTGTTGTAAAATCTGATGCAGAATAACCTGATCCTACTGGTGGTGTAACTGACGAAAATAAAAATATGTCTCCAGGTTCTAGACCGTGAGCTGCTTTATTAACAGTAACAGTTGCTGATGTATTTACAGTATCAAAAGTACAACTAGTCAAAGCCGTGTCTAACGGAGTTATGTCAAAAAAAGCACCCTCATAATAAATTACTAATACTTTGTTTGTACCTATTGCTGCGTATTTTCTACCATCAAGATCTGCCCAAATTAATTGTTCTCTTGCTGCTCCAATTATAGTGCTTTCTAAAATTTGTTCCCATCCTCCTATTTTTTCTGGTAAACCATATCTAAATCTTACAAAGTCGCCATCTGTCCATTGACCCTCGGCACCTGTTTGAGATACTTGCTTATTGAATCCTGGAGCTATTTGTACTTTTGTTAAAGGCATGACAAATTATATCATTTTTATAAAAGGGTTTCTATAATGCGAAAGAGTTATTTATAAGGAATATTCAAGAGAAAGGACTATCTTT